TGGCTCCGACCCCAGCGACTGTCCACCAGAGCGAGGATCCTTGGACGTCGACCCCAAGGGTGATGTGCTCGACCCAATCGGGGATTTCTCCGCGTCGGTGGGTCGGCAGTATCCGCAAGCAGAACTCATCCGAAGTAAGGCAGCGAATTCCATCGACCGCAACAATCGATTTCTTGGGTTCATTCTGATACTCTGCGTCAAAGGTGTCTGGATTATCGAACCGGAGATTCTCGGCGTGCTGGATCGCCGAGAGCTCGTGGGGAAACTTGCGATGTGCCCAGCCCACCCTGGACCCTGCGTCCATCGCGGCGCGGTTGGCTCGATAGAACTTGTTGGCCTTGGGGTGCTCGTCGTTTCCTTCGGCGATCTCTTCCGAGCGGAGGTCGAAGTACTTGTTCCACAATTCCCGGTTGGTCGGCCACTCATAGACCAGCCTGCATCGATCGCCGTGCCATCGAGGCATCAGCTTCGTGTTGAGCATCCGGTCGGCTACGTCGCCCTCGCGAATAACCGTGATAGCGGCAAACCCTGCGATAAACTTCCCGGGGCCAGCTAGCCCCAAGAGTGCCCCTCCAATGACCTTTTCTCGCTTGGCACACTCAGGGTCTGAAAATGCCGACTTGTCGGTTTGCGGGTCGTTGACCAAAAGGAACCCAGGCCGCACGATACTCCCGTCAGGAAGTACCTTCTGCATCCCTCGGACTCTACCCAGGATGCCAGTGCAACGGATGATCGCACCAGATGAAACGGACCCCTCAACAGTAGGGAAAACCAGCTCCCTGCGTTTCCACCCAATGTGAGTCCGCTTGCCCTGAGTCGTCTGCGCGTTGCCTCGCTGGGTGATTCCTTCGAGACACCGGATCGGGAAAGCGATCTCGGGGAAATCCTCAAGCAAGCGAGGATTGGTTTCCCACTCGATCTTGATGGCATCGAGCGATTCTTCGGCAGCACCGGCGTCGGCTTCGACCAGGACGCCAAATTTCTGGTGACCATAGGACAACACCCAGAGCATAGCTCGGATCAGGATCGTTGTTTTGCCCGATCCCCGAGGCATAGCAATCGCCTTGAGTCCGCCCTCGAGCGCTCGTTTCTCAATGTCCTTGAGGATCCGCTCGTGATCCTCGGAGAAGGGCAGCGGAAAGGCTTCGGGGAAGTACGTCAGAAGGTACTTCTTGAGATTGAGCCGACAGGACTCTCGTCGCTTAGGATTGACGATCGCCGGAATCGGCCCGATGTCTCGGGCCTCGGTCGATTCCTCTTTGGCTTTTGACGCCTGGCGCTTGCGGTGCTTGGCGTAGGAGTCCTTGGGACGCTCCGAGCCAGACTCGTTGTCGTCGTCTTCGGGATCCTCGGGAGCTGCTGCGGCTGGCGGTCGCTTCTTTGCCATCAGTATCGGCTCGGCCTTTGGCGTGGAATACCATGCTTGGGAGCACAACTGCATTGGCGGTAGTACCAAGTGATCCGCTCTCGAGTCGATGCGGCTTTGTACTTGGCTCCACAGCATGGGCATGTGGGCGCTGTGCCTCTAGCCTGCCTGCGGTATCGTCCGTGCGGACTGGAATTGTGCGGCATGAGATGCGTCATCTCGGCATTCAGTTGGGCGAATACGACCATAGTCCTGAGTCCTCCTGGCTAGTGCGAATCGAAGTCCCATCAAATAGCGACGCTCCGTCTTTTGGTTGCTCTTTGGTTGCCACTCCGAGCTCGACCAGCCTTTGGGAAAGCGTCTGGTGCTCGCTGATCCACAGGTGGCCTGGTTGCTTGGATTTGGGCCGGAGGTTGCGAAACCACTCTCGGTCATGCTGCGGGGTGGGGATGAGCACTCGAGTCCACAAGGGGCACTTCTCGAGGATTCCGACCGTTGCACGGTAGGCCGCGACTCCAGCAGGATTTGGTTCTTCCTTGTCGTGCTTCTCGTCGGTCCCCAGGCGTTTATGCTCGATCTTTCGCGACATGGGCGGCGTGAAGCAGTCGATCAGCACCAGTTCGATCTCGCTGTCGTCAGGGAGCATGATTCGAATCACATTGGGACTCAGAGCAAACATGATCTTCGCGCGAGTCATCAGGCCTAGCAATCGTGGGCAACGCATGGGCGTCAATCCTTTGGGGTAAGTGTGAGCGCAGGGTTTCCTACCAAGCGGAGCTGCTCGACGAGCGATCGGAGCAATTCGGTTTTCTTTGGCTCGCCGGAAGCATGGACAAAATGGGCGTCGGGCAAAATGCGGTTGAATTCTCGGTTCCAGACCTGACAGTTCTTTTGCGGCGACAGCATTCGCTTCGCGACTTGCATTCGGTGGAAGTTGATCCCTACCAAGGTTTGCTCGGAGACATGGCCAGTGGGGATCGGCAGCGTCGGAGGCTTCCACACATCCGCACCGTGCGGCTTGCAATGAACCACTCCCGAATTCAGGGATTGAATGAAAAGCCTAGAACTTGGGCGGTAGCCGATGCAATCTGATACCGCCAAAACCGACGCTTCCACCCAAGATGTCGCAGGCAGGTAATCGAACTCGTCGTGAATCGAAACGCTCGCTTGCGTCTGGAAAATCGATTCGTCTGCTGATTCGGTGACCAGCACATCGGCATCGAGGTAAAGCGTTTCCTCGTACTGTTTTGCGAATGCATGAACTCGGAACTTCTCCAGGCCCCACCAGCCCTGGGTGGTATTCTTGAGAACCACGAAATCCGCACCGCAGGCCTCGGCGTAGGCTCGCATCGGCCCCTCGGTGAACCGCAGCCACTCACGAGCTTTGCCGGTTGCTACGGTGATCACAAGACGCCGACCGCCCTTGATGGTATCATCCACAGGGCGAAACCAAGCCACTTGCCCGGCCGCAGCAATCCTCGACCAGATCTCGCGAGCGCGGGCAAGTGGCACTTGGGGGTGGGAGTGATCGACATCGATCCTCGAATTGATGGCGTTGTGCAGTTCTACCCCCCAATAGAAAAACGAATCGGGACTCACGAGTACTTCGTCCGTCAGTGGAAACGTTTCCAAGGTCGCCTGGATGTGGACAGCACAAGAGCACCCGGGCGGAAGACTCCACCGAAGCCAATCGGCGACCCATGCTTTGGCCTTGGCCGGGTCCCAGTCGTTGGCATGCCGAAACGAGTACAGATGCAGTGCTGGCCAACCCAGGTCCCGTTGCTCGGGCTCGAGGTATCGGCCCTCGCCGAACTCATGGACGACTCCGGTGATTCCATCGACAGCCTGCGTGGTGTATGGTCCGGGCAAAACTGGATGCCCTAGTGGGTCTCGCATCAGTAAAGCTCCACGGTCCATTGGGTGGGAAATGCAGTCGGAGGCAGAGAACCAGGCGTGACGACTCCTGAGTCTGTTGACCCGGTCAAAGTGTTTTCAAACCCGGAAAAGTAGTTGATGAAATTTGGCGGATCGCAGAATGGATCGTCGCAGGATGTCGGCGTGCAAAGACTGGTTTCGGCGGTGTCGAGATTGCCCGAGTCTGAAGGGACATCAAAGTCGGTGCAAGTGAAATCGGGTGGATCGCCAAAGGTGGGGCTAGAGGCAGAAATCTCGGCGGCGCACCTCGGGCCGCAGCTCAGGCCCACTGCGTTCTCTTGATTGAACACCATTGGAAACTCAAGCGTGTCGACCGAACGACGGAACACTTGGCGAAAAGGATGCAGGGTGACCGACAACAGCGACGGGTTGAATGGCGGTGGTGATCCGACTGGCCAGACTCCGCTGGTACTGTTCGAGCATTGCCCAGGCTGATCGCAAAACTGGGATGATGAAATAACTGTCGTTTGGGATCCCTGTGTGACCTGAGTCGCCCAAGTCAATCCGATCTGTCCTTCGATCACGAGCGCTAGACGATAGCGGCACGCGTCCGGCTCGTCGCATCCGTAGCGAGGTTGAGTGCGGCTGATGTACAGCCGTGCAGTCGTGATACCAGCTCGCAGACGCCAGCCCAGCACACACCCTAATGCAGTCTGGTAAGTGGATCGACAAGTCTCAATCGGCCCAATGATTTTGCAGGGCCCAGGGAGGCTGGGATTTGTGCAAATCGCCCAATCGTAATCGACGCTCGTGTAGGTCCGTCCGTAGCGCCTCCATTTGTAGACTCCATTTGCATCACTCAGATCGTTCGGAGCTGCTCTGGGGAAAGCAGTGATGCTCGAGCAGCATCCGTTGACCGTCGCAAAACTGGCATCGTATACCACGGCAAAGGGCAGCAGTCCATTGTTCCCAGTCACCTGCATGCTGTAGAGACGGTCGTTGAGCCGTGGTTGCCTGCATGCGTCTCGGCAGCGGTAGCACTTCTTTTGCGATCCGTTGGCATCGCACCAAGCACAGGTCAATCCTTCTATGGTCGTCGATGTCATTGGCTAACTCCCCACACACCATGGATTGATCACTCGCCAAACGCCAGTGTCGTAAATCGCCCAGCCTTTATCACCGTTTACCTGCCAGGTGGCAATGTTGAACGGGTCTCGGATTAGTGTCGAGTAACCTCCTGCCCCGCCGATCGTGGCTGTTGCTGAACCCGCTCCCCAGTTTGTGGTCAGTGTGTAACTGGATTGCATAGATCTGCATGACAGATCCCAGATGCCAAAACCAGCACTCCCCGAAAGGCCAGAAGTGTTAGCGACGACCCTTGCAAGGCCGAACGCGCCACCAGTAACATTTCCGGCTATTGGCTGGACAAAACCACTAGGTGGCGAGCCATTTGCGACAGCCAAACCGGCGATAGCAACACGACCAAACTTTCCGGCTTTGATGGGCTCCAGAGTGACTGCGAGCGATTCAAAAAAAGGGTTAGCATCAGTGACCAGGGGAGTCAGGGCCTTGAGGGTGTAATACCCTTTGCGGTACTCCGGATCGACGCGCGGAACTGCTTCCTGGGTCGAAATGCCAGGCGTGCTCCCCGCTGGGATCAGAGCAGCCCGGCAGATTTCCAGATCCGCACCGGTCTCATTCTTGGCGATCACATGGCCGGGCCCGAGTCCATCGAGCAGAGGCGTACCAAAAGACGCTCGCTCGCCACGCGCAGCCTCAATGAGCTTCGTGATCTCTCTTTCACGGCTTGCCGATGGTCGGAATTTGTCGCCTGGGAATGTCATAATTAAGGGGGTAAGATTCCGAGCAATGTAAAATTGCCCTCTTCGTACACTCGTTCGACGTACACTCCGCGAGGTCGCCGGATGACAAAGCCACCCGACTCCCAAGCTTCATAGTCAATCCACAAGTATTCGTGCCCCTTCTTGGCAATACCGGTAATTGTACCAAACGACAGCCCAGTTCGATTTGGCGAAGCGGAAAATTTAAAAGTAACGGTCGTTTCTCCATTGCTCGACTGCCGGAACTCCGCGCCGGTAAAAAGCAGTTCCCCCTGGGCGAAAGCTCCAAAAGCTGCGTTGTTGGTCTTGTATGTTAAATTTACTAGGGTCAACACATAGGCAAAGGAAAGCACGTTCTTGGCCATCGTCTTTTCGATCTGGAATTCAAGACCTGGAATCCCGATCTCTACTCCCTTAACTCCGTTCTGATCAACATTGATTGCCGATCCATAATTCGCAGCGCCTGAACCGTAGATCGTTGTCCCATACGACTGGGTGATTGTCTGGCTCTTGCCCTGGCTTGTGCCACTGTAGTTGTAAAGATCGATCGCACGAGATTCGTACCCAAAAACAATTTCCCATGCGTTTGGCGTGAGTGGCTTTGCCTTTGCAGTGACCATCTGCATCGCGGGAAGGACTCCACTGGCCGCAATGGTCAAGGGGAATGGAGTACTCGGCAAGTCGATAGCTGCTTGTGCAGCATCCTCCGCCTGGGTGTATCCAGTAACGATAGCGATGCGGTTGAAGCTTTTACGTCCACCAATGAGATCAAAGTCCGTTTCGCGAGACTCTGCGGTTTCATCAATGGAGATCGGCAAATGCGTCCATGCACTCATGATTTAGTTAGGTCCCATAAGTAGGCGATGGTGATTGGGCGGTGTTCTTGGCGATCTGCGAGAGCAAGTCGTTCGACTTAGCCGACTGATCTGCCATGCGATCGAGGGCCGATGTAGTGCCCCCCATCATGCCAGCAGCAAAGCCGGAGAACGTTCCTCCGACTTGAGTGGCAGTAGTCGCTTTGACCTGTTCGACGGTGGGGAGCTTCCGGCTTGTCGGAGCGGATAGCGTCTTGGCTGTGTCGACCACGGCTTCAACCGCTTGCCCCAAAGGACCAAGGAAGGAAAGGAATCCTTTCCCTGGTGCGTTTTTGTCGATCTCCGCCGTTTGTGTTTTCAGCGATGCTCGGAGATCAGAAATCGATTTGTCAAATACACCAAGGGATTGAGCGTTGCGTCCCTCGCGATCGCTCTTGGTTTGATTGGCTTGGTCTCTAATGCCTTGCTGCATCTGCCCTGCTACTTGCAATCGTCCAGTATTGCCAGTCTGTAGCTCCTGGTCTCGCTTCTGATTGGCAGTGTCTAGCGATTTCTGACGCGCATCGGCTCGTTTGGCAGCATCTTTGTCCATCTGCATCGCTGCTTTTTCGTAGTCAACCGACCGGTCGATCAGCGAATAGATGTACAGCAATTTCTTGGCGATGAAGTTGACCGTTTCGTCGAACGCACCCTGTAACCAAGTGACTGCCGTTGCGAATCCTTTGGCCAGTTGGGTTGGGATCCCGGCCAGAGTGTTCACGACACCGACGACCATTTCAATTGCCCCAATAGAAACCATGGCGGACAGATCCGTCCAAGCATTCTGGAGCTTGGTGACCATCGAAAGCCACCCTGCGTAGATGTCCCGAGTGGCGACCCGGAAGACCAATTGCAGGCCGGTCATGGCGACTTGTCCAGCGGCTTGCCATTGTCCGGACATCAGAGCGGTCTTGATCGCATCGAACACCGGCAGCACAATCGATTTGAGCTCGTTGAACTTGGCGACCAGATAGCCGACCATCTCTCCCCCCACTCCGGAGAAGTACAGGAACGCGCCGGCGGCGGCGGTGACTCCGACGACCACCAGACCGATCGGAGAAACGATGGCGGTGATTACACTGACGATCAGGCCGAATACCGTGGCAATCGCTCCACCGATCGCAGCCAGGCCGGTCATGGCCACCGAGGCGACGGCCGCAGCTCCACCGAGGGCGAATAGGCCAGCCAGCAAGCCAGCTCCGACCGCAGTCCATTTGGCGATCGTGACGATCAGCTCTTGGTTCTCGCCGATGAACTTGCTCACGTTCGAGACCACACTGATTATCCTTTCGCCGACTGCGGTAAGCAGCGGCGCGAGGGCCGAACCGATTCGGGTCTGTAGGCCACCGATCACGCCGAGCAGCCTGTCGAACACATCGCCAAGCTTGGCGGCAGCGGCGGCATCCTCGCCGGACATGGTTTGCCCAAGGTCCGCTGCATCCTGTTGGAGCTTGCGAATTTCCTCGGCCCCTCCGGAGAGCATGGGGACCAGGTCCGCACCGGCTTTGCCGAAGTACTCCATAGCCGCAGCACTTTTCAACGCTGGATCCTGGATCAATGACAGTTTATCGGCGATCGCGATGAATTGCTCGTCGGGCGACATCTTCTGCAGATCGGAGACACTCAGGCCAAGAGCGGTGAATTTATCAGCGGCACCAGGCACGCCAGCGGCTGCATCCGCGATGCCCATTTGCATTTTGCGGACACCTTTTTCGAGCGTTCCGATGTCGGTGCCAGAGAGCTTGGCTGCGTAGCCGAGCGACGAAACCGCCTCAGCACTCATGCCAGTTCGCTGGGCCATGTCGTCGACTGCGGACCCAGCGTCGGCAAAATTCTTTGCCAGTGCGACCAAGCCAGTCACAGCGACCGAGCCAGCGATCGCAGCAGGGAGGCTGAGTACACTCTTGGAAAAGCCGGACAAGGCACCTTGGGCCGATGCGAATCCTTTGCCGATTCCGGTGCCCATGGTTGTGGCGACGCCTTTGAGACGTGCCATCGCGGCTTGGACTTGGGCCATGCCTTTATCGAACGAGCCCTGTTTGGTCGCGATCTCGACGTAAGCTTGACCGGCCTTGATGTTGGATGCCATGGTACTACCTCACCGATGCGATCGAGTTCTTGAACAGCTCGGGGAAATTGGGGGCTTCGGCCTCAAGCGCAGGACGCATGAAAGGCCGCTTGGGGTACCGAGCTCGGCGACGGCGAGTCTCGAATCGATACCCAGGCCGCTCGTCATACCTTCGACGGCCGTCGACCCGTCGCCAGTTGGCAGGCTCGCCCTCTCCCTCGATCGAGGCGTATCGGTACTCGCGAATGATCGCAGTCTCGCCCCGTTCATGCAGACCAGCCACAGTGCTCGTGACCGACTCGATCGTGAAGTTGACTTGGTTCAATTGCACTGGGCCGACGATCGTCGATTCGCTTTGGGGCTGGTAGGCGAACAGAATCGTCTTGAGCGAGTGCGTGTTGGGCGAGTGAGCCGACGGTGGAGAGCCAGGTGCCGAAGCGGACTTTCGCCGACGCATCGACGACCGAGCTCGCTTGCGAACGAAAGCACCAGCCTTGGACAAGACTTTGCGTTTCGCTTTTTTCAGCGAGGCAATCACTTTGGGGCGGTCGAAGAAAGCTTCTCGGACTTTGAAGGTCACATTCATGGCGTGAATTTCTCCACAGCGACAAACGGATCCTCGTAATAAACCCGAGTCAGTTCGACGCCGGCAGAATTGTGGACAGCCACCGAGTACCGGTACTCTCCTGGGACCAGTCCGCCCGAGGTCGCCTTTGGCATTTCGCAAGTGAGCGACCATTTCCCCGATCCGATGTCCGCAGCGGTGCCGGTGACAGCGAATGGGTTGGTCCCGTTGGTTCCACCGAAGTGGACCGTGACAGCACCGACCGACATGCCAGGGATCGCGGAGATCGTCCAGACGAATGCGGTACCATGGGCCACAAGGTAATCAT